TGGCTGAAATTGCCACCGTCACGCTGATCGGTCGCAATTGCCGGATCAAGCACCCCTGGCGCTGCTTCGGCACATGGTTCGTGATCTTCCTCTGCGTGATCGGCTGGGGCGCCTATGCGTTTCTCCACGTCGGCCATGCGCGTGCATTGTGCGGGTGAGCGATGAGTGATCTGACGACTGGCGCACCGGCGCCGACTGGCGGCATGACGGGCAACGTGCGCACGCTGGGCGCCATTGTGGTGTCGGTGGGCGTGACCATCGGCTTTGTTGGCTCGGTGTTCATTGTGCTGTTCAAGGCTCTGCCCGATGGCAGCGACGCCATTGCCAATGTGCTGCTGGGCTCGCTGGCCGCTATGCAGACGCAGGTGGTTGGGTTCTGGATCGGGTCAAGCGCTGGCTCGGCCAGCAAAGATCAGGCGCGCACGGCGCCTTGATCCCTGGGCTTTCGGCTTGATGGCCGGGGCGGTTTTCTTGGGGATGCGCCGCAGCCGGTAAACCACCGTCGACCGTGGCAGCCCAAGCTCCTTGGCGATGGCGCGGGTTGATAGACCCTTCTTCTTCAAGGCCACTATCGCGCCGTCCATCGGGTGTGGTGGGCATTGGCGCCGCACCGCCAGTTTCGTCTTGGCCAGGTGATGCCGCAGTCCCGCAAAGGTCACGTCGAGCGCGGGGGCGATCTGCTTCAGGAGAAAGCCGCTCTGCCGCAGGGCAACCGCCTCGGCCACCTGCTGCGGGCTCACGGCGCCTTACTCAATTCGGCAAGGTCCCGTTGCAGTTGGCGCCACATCGGCAGCGGGATATCGACGTTCTGGCCGGGTGGGAACGAAAGCCGCACTCCGGTTGCCAGGACGGTCGCCTCGGTGTCGGGTGTCCACCCCAGCGACGTGATCATGAAGGCGGCGATGGCTTTTGTGTCCAAGCCTAACACCAACGTCATTTGTGCTTCCCTCCTTCGCTTGGGACGCCCCGAAGGGCGCCCGCTTGTCATCCTTTCGCGAAACTCGCTTTCTTGGCGTAGTAGGCATCGGTCAATTTCTTGAGGATGTCGTCGCGACCGTCGACCTTCATCCGCTCTGCGAACCGCTTGACCGGCATGCTCTCGTTCCATGCAGTCAGGTCGTGGATGGTCTTGCACGATTGCAGGTCCGATATCCGGTCCTCCAACGACTTGCGCGCCGGGTCCTCGGGTTCGGTTGCGACTGGCGGCGGCGGTTCCGGCTCGTTGACCACGCCACCCGTGGCCGCGTCGCCATCGTCATCCATGCCCATGCGCTGCCGCAGCGTGTCCAAGATCGCCGCAGCCTCGGCCGATGCCTCGCTGGCTTCCTCGACCGCCGGGGCGTTGCAGTCCCAGATATCGACGCCATCGCGACGGCTCTGAACCGCCTCTTTCAAGGCGCGCGCGAAGGCAACTGGATCGGTGAACGGCTCGGGCCGCAGGTCGGTGCCATCCGGCGCCGATAGGAACGCCTGGAACCCGTCGCCCTGGGCCGCTGCTGGCGGCTGCTGTGCCGGCGCTGCGGTTTGCTGCGGGTCATCGAACTGGCCGGCCGGCGGTTCCGGCTCGCGCGGCGGCGGGGCCTTTGCCTCGGGCTGGCGTGCGGGCTTTTGAGCGGCCGGCTGCTTTTGTGCTGCCGCGTTGCGCTCCTGGCGGGTAGGCGGCGGATCAGCAAATGCGCCCCCGGTCGGTGCAGGCGGCTCCGGTTCCTGCGTCGGTGCCAACTGGTCAAACGTCGTGCCGTCGCCCGTCATGTCGATCGTCGGCGGGCTGTCGGCGCCGACTTCCTCGGCAACCGGCTCATTGCCGACTTCTTCGGGGAACGCGCGGCGCAGCGCGGCCGCCTCGGCGCATTTTTCGATCTGCCCATACGGCCGCTTCTGCCACATATCGTTCGGGACCTCGGTGCGCCCCATGCGCGCGTAGGTTTCCAGCCAGTAAACGCGCGGCCCTGGCATCGGCATCCGTTCGCCCTTGACCATGCGGAACACGGTCATCTGCGCCCACATGGGATGCTGCACGCTGATGTTCACATGCCGGCTGTTGTGGTCCTGGCCGATGGTGCCCGAAAACTGCGTCTCCACATCGGGGCCAAACTTGCACTCGTCGCAGCCGGCATACTGGCCGGTGCGGAATGCGGTGGTGCGCTGCTCCCCGATGCCGGGCCACACGCTCTCGACCATCCGCTTGCGCACCTTGTCGTAGATCGGCACGACATGCACCGGGCGCTTCATCGGGTCCAAGCCGCGCGCCTTGCAGTAGGCCAGGGCCAGGATCACGCCCTCGACCGTCGTGGCTGCCGGGAACACGGCTTCGACCAACGCGCGCCATGTGGCCCGGTCAACTCCGAATTTCTCCTGCAAACTATGGTGGTAGGGCAGCCTTTCGACTGCCACCGCCACCGCGGTCTGTTCCGATGCCTGCTGCGCCCGCTGATGGGTGCTGCGGGTCCTGTCGCTCATGCTGCGTCTCCTTGGTTCTTGGCGTAGTGGACTGCGGGGTCAATCAGCGCGCCGGCCTTGTGCAAGCCGCGCAGCACTTCCAGCGCGGCCATGGCATCCGAATCGCTGCGGTGCGCGTTGGTGTGTTCCTTGCCCGTGAAGTGTATCAGGGCATGTTCCAGCTTCGGAAAGCCCTTGCCGTTGTCGGGCTTCTTGACGCCGGCTTTCATGCTGGCGCGCATCAGGCAGGTATTCAGGGTTTCCTCGAACAGGTCGGGCATCCCCGCGCGCCGCAACTCGCCTCTCAATGTTTTGCAATCGAACTGCGCATTATAGGCGGCGACGATCAGGCCGTCCTGAATGCACTTGGAATACCAGCGCAAGACTTCCAGCACCGGCACGCCCTCGCGCACGCATTCCTCGGTGGTCAGGCCGTTGATCGCGGTGATCTCGGGCGTGATCGTCCAGCCGGTCACCTCGTCGGGTTCCCATTCGCCGGTATCGGGATTGACCGCGCCGGGCGGCGAAATGATGCGGGTGAACGTCTCGATCACCTCGAAGTCGCCCGACACGATGATCCCGGTGAAACCGCACATGCGCGGCTGGCTCGGGTCGTCTGCCGGGATGGGCTTGCCGGTCGCCTTATCCTTGAACTGGAACAGGCCGGAAGTCTCGGTGTCGATCACGACATATACGGGGTTGGTCATTGCTTCGTCATTCCTTCGGTTGAAGCCTCGGCGGCGTTTATTTCGTCCTGCTTGGCTGCCATCGCATCCATTTTGCGAGTGACGACCTTAGCGGCCTGCGCAACGGTCTGGTTGGTTTCCCAAGCTAATTTGCAGATGCCGCTGAACAACGCCGACGCCATGCCGGCAAGGCCGGTCGGGGTATCGGCGCGATGTGCGGCCAACAACGACAGGATCAAGGTTGCTAGACGAGCCTCGATCGGTTCGGACCGCACTTCCTCGTCGCCTTTGTGCGCGACCGCATACACGGCAGCCAATGCTGTCACGATCGCATTGTCGCGAGCTTCGGCGTCGTCTTCCATGGCGGAAATGGTGTCGCCCAACATTCTGACCGCGACGTTCAATGCGACCAAGAACGATGGTCTTTCCACCAACATCAGGGCGCCGATTTTGTTCAGCACCGCCGCCACTTCCGCTTCAATGGCGTCTTTCTCGGCTTCGTTCACCGTCCCGTTCTCCGCGCTGCCGGAACCTGCCGGTAGACAATGCCGGGGCACTCCCGCATCGGCGCCACCTTCTGCCGTGCGGCATTGTTGATGGTCGACAGGTTCGCCGTGATGAACGTCACCGGCGCCGTGCCGTCCGCAACCGCCCGCGCCAGCGCGCGCATGTCGGTCACCTCGGCTTCCCATGTCTTTTGCAGGCTGGTGGTGGTGCCAAGCTGCGACCGCTGCCGCACCAAATCCTGCGCCGGCACAGTGGTTGCCGCAGCCGCCGCGTGCGCTGTGTCCATCGCAATCGACGCATCCGAATAGGCGCGGTCGGTCTGCCGTTCTGCCACTTCCTGGGCGGTGTCGTGGTCAATGCCCTTCTCGGCCAGTGCCGCCGCGCGGGCGGCTTCCTGCTCTGCCAGGTCGCGCGCAATCTTGGCCTGCCGGTCAGCCTCGGCCTGTGCCTCCGCGGCAAGGCGTTCCCGCTCTGCCCGCTCGCGCGCCTCTTTGGCCAATAGGTAAGCGGTCTGCGCGTATTGCAGGGTGCCGATGGGCGCGCCGCGCGACGGGCCGACGGCCGCGATGATCGGGTCGGCCAGCCCGCGAAACCATGCGTCGATGATCTTGCCGGCTTCAAAGATCGACCGCTTCACAGCCTTGCGGGCTTCTTCGACCTCGCCTGTGGTGCCGGCGAAATCGGCCATCTGCCGCATCCAGTCCGATAGCGCGGCGTTTTCCTCGTCGTTGGCGATGGGCTTGCGGCCTTCGTCGTGCGCCTCGCGCCACCGGGCCACGCCAGCCACAAACTCGGCGCTGCGGTCCACAAGGCCGGGATACTGCGCGGCGAACAGTGCCGGCATGTCGTCCAGCTTTATGACCAGAAGGTTCGTCGGGTCGATCCCCGCCAAGCGTTCCTCAAGGGTGGGCTCCGGCGGGTTGTTGTGGCCTAAGCCACCTGCGGGCTCTACGTCCATGGTTGTCCTCCTTCAAAACAGGCTTGGCCGGTCGCGTAGGGCAATCGGCTTTTCCGGCTCTGCCAGCGGGTGGCTGGCGGGTGCCGCGCTCATGGCCTGCGTCATGGCGTCATACTCTGCCTCGCTGATCGGGGTGAGCGGCCAACGGTTGACGAGGAACGGGATATCCTCCCAAGCCTCGGCGCCGCTGCCGTCCACCAGTGCGCCGGCCCGCAGCACGATCCAGCGGCCATCGGCTACGGTGATCCGCACAGGCAGCCATGGGCTGTCGCGCCGATGCCGATGCCGGTAGCAACCGGGCGCGGGCGTCAGGCCGACGCCTTCGGTCACAGCGCGCCGCCTTCGTCGGTGCCGGGCAGGTTGCCCTGCGCGGGCGTCATAGCGGGCGCGTCCACCGCAGCGGCGTCCTCGATGACGGTAAAGCCCGACTGGTGCAGCAGGTCGAGGAAGGGGCCGACCTTATCGCTACGCCGGCTTTGAACATGCATCAGCGCGTGTTCGATGCTATTAAGCATCCGCACCGCCCTATGACTGGTGACAATTTCGCTCACTGGTTAAGTCTCCGCTGGTTGTGGTTCGGCGCCGATTCATCGCGAATTGGCGCGCTCAAGGATCATCGCACGATATTTTCACTCGTCAATCATTTTCATTTTTGTTGACGTATGCGGCCGGCGCGTTCATCATTCCGGCGTCCCTTGTGGGATATCAGCAACAGGAGCGGACCATGGCGCGAGGGCGCAAAGCGGCGACGACAGGCGATGCGGGGCCGGGGCACAACGGGCCGAGCGATGAACTGACGCGGGACTATGCGCGCCGGCTGGATGTGGCGAAACGCGACCTGCGCGAGATTATGGATGAGGCTGCCGCCAAGCGCGGCGTGATTACCGGCATCAAGAAAGCTGCCGCCAAGGCCGGGGTCGATGTGCGGGCGTTGGAGCGCGTCGTGGCCGAAGCCGTGATGGATCAGGACGAAATCTTGGCCGCCGAGCGCGCTTATATTCGGATGCGCGCGGTGCTGAACATGCCGATCCTGCAGGACGATCTTTTCCCAGCGGCGGCTGCGCTGCCTACCCTCACGGCCGAGGAAGCGGAACGGCAGGCGCTTCATCAAGCGGGGCAGGCTGGGTATATGGCTGGGATCAACGGGCACGATGTTGACAAGGCGTGCCCGCACGTTCCTGGCAGTGAAGAATGGGAAAAGTGGCGCGAGCAATGGCACGCCGGGCAGGCGCACATTGCCAAGGGCCTGTCGCCACGCCGCACAGCACCAACCAACCGCAAGCGGGCCGATCCGCCGCCGGCCGCGGCAAATGATGAGGGTGGCGAGGGCGAGCAAGCCCTGGCCAATGGGCCGGCCTTTCACTGATGTTCCGGCCGGGCGGCGTGCTCTGGCTGGACCTTGGCGGCGCGTTCGGGTGGGCCTATGGCCACGCGGGGGAAACTCCGCTGGCCGGGGTCTATGATCTGCCGTCGCTCACTACCGGCATCGGGCGCCGGTGCGGCGCGTTTGAAAATGCGCTGCTGGAACTGCTGGGTCAGTTTCGCCCGACCTTCGTTGGCATTGAAGCGCACATGCCGGCGAAGCACCAGAAATCCGAGGCGGCGGCCGTGTCGGCCATTGGGCTGTATGCGGTCGCGTCCGTGGCCTGCTGGCGAAACGACGTTCGCAGCGAGACGCGGGCCGTCGACACGGTGCGATCCTCCGTCATCGGCCGATGCCGCCTAACGGAACAGGAGCGCGCCGCGAAGCTGGACGTGAAGGATGCGATAGTGCGCCCGTGGATCGACCACATGGGGTGGAAAATCCACGACCACAACGCGCGGGATGCCGCCGTGGGGTGGGCCTACGACACCGGGATCAGGGCAAGGAAACTGACATGACAACGCAACTGGCATTTATCGTGCCGGCACAACGGAAGTTGCCGACACAGCACACCGGCAGCGTCGAGGCGCATTTCGCGCGCTGGTATGAGGAATACCCTCGGAAGGTGGCCCGAGGCGATGCGCTCAAGGCTTACCGAAAAGCCATCCGCAAGGTATGCACCGACACCGACGAGGCGGCGAGCGTGCTGCTGGCTGGGCTGCGGCGGTATCGGTTCAACCCTGATCCGTCATACCGGCCGCATCCTGCCACCTGGCTTAACGGCGAACGGTGGCTGGACGATGACGGAGCCGGTGGGATTGATCCGGTCCTGGCGGCTGCGGGCCTGACAGCGGAGCACTTCCGGTGACGCCGGAGTATGTGGCGTTCCTGGCCCGCAAGGCGCCACGCCCCACGGCATCGGGCATTGAGCCGGGGCCGATGAACCCGGCTATGTTCGACTATCAGAAGGACGCCACGGCGTTCTGCATTCGACAGGGCCGCGCCGCGCTGTTCCTCGACACCGGCCTTGGCAAGACGATCTGCGAATTGGAGTTTGCCAGTCAGGCGGCGGCGCACACTGGCAAGCCGGCGCTGATCCTGACGCCTTTGGCTGTGGCCCGGCAGATTGAGCGGGAGGGGGGCCGGTTCGGCTACAACGCGCGGGTGGTGCGCGATCAATCCGAGGTGCGCGACGGAATCAACATCTGCAACTATGACCGGCTGGATAAGTTGGATGCCGCGGCGTTCGGGTGCGTCGTCCTCGACGAAAGCAGCATACTCAAATCGTTCGCCGGGGCCACCACGCGGGCGCTGATCGCGACCTTTGCGGCAACACCGTTCCGGTTGGCCGCGACCGCCACGCCAGCGCCGAATGACCACATGGAACTCGGCAACCATGCCGAATTTCTTGGCATCATGACGATGAGCGAGATGCTGATCCGATGGTTCATCAACGACACGAACGATACCGGCACATGGCGGCTTAAGCGCCATGGCATCGCGGCGTTTTGGGATTGGGTATCGTCGTGGGCGCGGATGGCCGAAACGCCCGCCGATCTTGGATACGATGCGGGGCGGTTTGTGCTGCCGGAATTGAAAATCATCCGGCACAAGGTCGGTGGCGAGGTGCGGCCGATCGACGGTGGCCTGTTCGCTGCTGACGTGAGCGCAACTAATATGTTCGCCATCAAGAGGCAGACCACCGAGGCGCGTGCCGATGCCGTGGCCGCGCTGGTGAAGGCTGAGCCGGATCACAACTGGGTGATCTGGTGCGACACCGACCATGAGAGCGAGGCACTTGCGTCTCGGCTGCGTGACGCGGTGGAAGTCCGCGGTTCCCATGCCATCGAACGGAAAGAGGCGGCGCTTGCGGATTTCGCGGAAGGGCGCGCGCGGCAGATCATCAGCAAGTGCTCGATCACGGGCTACGGGCTGAACTGGCAGCACGCGGACCGGCAGGCGTTTGTTGGCCGGTCATTCTCTTACGAGTCATGGTATCAGGCCGTGCGCCGGTCCTGGCGGTTTGGGCAGAACAACCCGGTGCATGTCCACATCGCAGTGGCTGAGGGCGAAGAACAGATCGGGCGCGTGATCGACCGCAAGGCCGCCGGCCATGCCGACATGAAGCGCGCGATGGCTGCGGCGATGAAGCGCAACATGAGCGCCACCAACGCCGTGAAGGTGAAATACAATCCGACGCACGAAGGGAGACTGCCAGCATGGTTGTGAAATGTCTGAACGAAGCGCACGGGGATACGTGGTCAGCCTATCACGGCGATTGCGTCGACGTGGTGCGGCAACTGCCTGACAACAGCGTCGGGTTTTCGATCTACTCGCCGCCGTTCTCCAACCTGTTCACCTATTCGGACAGCGAGTGCGACATTGGCAACAGCGCGACGGATGACGAGTTCATCGCCCACTATCAGATGCTTTTGGCCGAGGTCGCGCGTGTGACTAAGCCGGGCCGCCTGTCTGCCGTCCATTGCTCTGATCTGCCGTTCACTAAGTGGAAGGATGGCGTGATCGGCATCAAAGACTTGTCGGGCATGATCATCCGCGCGCATGAGGACGAGGGGTTCATCCTTCATTCGCGCGTCACGATCTGGAAGGACCCGGTTGTTGAGATGACCCGGACGAAGGCGCTGGGCCTGCTTTACAAGCAGCTGCAGAAGGACAGCACCCGCAGCCGCACCGGGATGCCTGACTATCTTTTGGTGTTCCGCGCGCCCGGTGAAAACGTCGAGCCGGTCGGGCAGCAAGCCGCGCAATTCCCGGTCAGCCAGTGGCAGCAATGGGCATCTCCGGTATGGATGGATATCCGCCAGACGGACACGCTCAACGTGCGGGTTGCCAAGGAAGCGGCCGACGAAAAGCACCTATGCCCGCTGCAACTGGATCTGATCGAGCGTGCCACGCTGCTGTGGTCCAACCCTGGCGACGTGGTGTTGTCGCCCTTCCTCGGTATCGGGTCCGAGGGCGTCATAGCATTGAAGCAGCGCCGCAAGTTTATGGGCGTCGAACTCAAGGAAGCCTACTGGAAGCAGGCGGTGAAGCATTTGCAGGCGGCAGAGGCGGGCGCGGTCGACCTGTTTGACGAGGTGGCATGACATGAGCGACGCCCTATTCGGTGATATGCCGTCTGAAACCATGCGGCGCGTGTGGCTGGCGTCCCTGGCCAAGCTGGTCAAGCCGGATCGGGCCGAGGCGACTGCGGCGGGGCTGGTGGGGATGCTGCCGGCTCTGGCCCATGTCGATGACGTCGCCTTCAACGCCGACACGCTGCGGGAGGTGGCCCGGAAGTGCAAATCCGGGGCGCCGTCGTTCGGGATCATTGAGCCGATCCTCGTGACCTGGCAGCAGCGCAACCGACCGCGGACCGCGCTGCCGGCGTTACCTGCGCCGCAGGAAACTCACCGAATGACGCCGTGGGAACTGGCCGAGGAATGGAGCGATCGCGACGGCATCGCCCGCAAAGCCTGGGACATTGGCCAGCGGCTTGATTATGCGGATCAGGCTGGCGGGGCATTCCCGCCGCCGCCGCCGGGCGGCCCGCTGCCGGTAAACCGTGACCTTGAATGGCGGCTTGCCTTGGCGTTGACGGCGGCCGTGGCAAAACACGCACCGGCGCACCTTGGGTTGTTGCGGCCCGAGTGGATCGAAGCGCATGAAATGGCCAGCCGCGCCGGCTGATATTCGTTGACGGGTGGAATATTTCCGGCGCAGGATGTTTCTTATAGGAGGCATCGCCATGGGCAATCCATTCGTTTACGCGCCGCGCGCGGCACATCCCGAGGGTTTCGATCCGTTCAATCCTGATCTGGCTGGCACGCTGCGGGAAGTCGCGGTGTGGCTGGCTGAGGCGCCGAAGCCCGGCGTGATGCGGGATGCGGTGACCATTGACGCAAGCGCCATGCAGGACATGCGGTTGCTGGTACGGCGGGCGCTGGCGAGGGTCGGGCAATGAGAGACCCCACGCTAAAGCTGCCATTGTATCAGGCCATTGATTGCGTGGCGGAAAGCATTGGCTCGATGCCTGACGGACGAGCGCGACACATTCTGTATGGGTGCGCCGGTTGTGTGCAGGAATTGCTTGAAGAACGGGACCGGCTGAAAGCGCTTAATGCGCTGCTGTCCTCACGATTGGTTGAACTGTCCCGGCCGCCGTGGTGGCGCCGAGTGTTGGGGTTAAGGGGTCGGCATGGCTGAATTTCACAAGACGTTGCGCACGCTGTTGCGCGAGGGGCTGACCCTGGAAGTGCGGCCATTGGCGGTGCTGCTGGAAGTCGCGAGCGCAGGCAACAACGAGCAAGCGCGGCTGGTCGGCACCGTGGCGGATGGGCTTGGGATACCGCGGCCAACCGTCACGCGCATCGCGTCCATGTTTGTCGATGCTGGGCTGATGACACGCTACGAGTTGCCGCATGACCGGCGCACCTGCGTCCTGCACCTGACGCGGACCGGGCGTAGCATGGCAGATGCAATCCTGGCGGGTGGCGCCGGGGTGGGGGAAATCGGGGGATTGGTCGATGGTTGACCTGACCAAATACGTTTCGAAGGAATGGCCGATCGAAGATGTGGAGCGGTTGTACGCGCTTTACACCGGCGGCATGAGGGGTTGGGGCGAGCTAACCCTGGCCACGGGTCGCGCCAAGTTTCCGCTGATGGGCAAACTGGTTCGAATGGGGCTGCTGATCCGTGAGCCTACCGGCAGGCGTGGATGGCCGCCCAAGGCCGCTGATCCGGCGCCTGTGCCTGCTGTGGTGGCACCGAAGCCCGTGCCGGTCGAGCATGACGCGTTGCGGGGCCAAGCGCCGCCGCCGGTCACGGCATACCCGGCCAACATCCTCTCGCGCATCGGCATCGGCGCCGGCTACGCGCGGACCTGCCAAATGGTCACCGGGCAGTCGGGCTTGATGCGCACCTATTGCGGCAAACCGTCAACGCGGAAGTCGTGGTGCGATGCGTGCGCTAAGATCGTGTTCACCCCGTCGTCCGACAATGCGCGCACGATTGCCCGTATGGAGCGTTACGGGCGCTGATTTCTGTTCACCAAGGAAGGAAACAACGATGGCATGGGAAAAAATCCTGCGGGCCGAGTCCAGTCGACCGCCGCCGAGGCTCACGATGAGCATGGGCGTCTCGGGGCGCAATAAAGCGCGCGTGGTGCGGTTCACAATGCGCGGGGCGCCGGAATGGTTGCTCACGGGCAAGGTCGATTTGCTGCTGGGGCACGAGGCGGATGAGGGCCGCGTGCGGATTGAGCCTGGGTCGGAACATGCGCCGCTGCTGATGCCTACGCCCGGCAAGGTCCCAACTGGGATGGTGCGGCTTGTGATGGGAAAATGGCCGTCAATGCCGTTTTCTTATCAGGAGCCAACGGAAGTGCTTTTTACGACCGATGGCGATGCGTTGATTGTGGAACTGCCCGAATGGGCCGATCCCGATTATCGCCCGTCGCTGATAGAACTAAAGCCACCGCAACGGGTTAAGGGCGGCAAGGCGAAGGTCAAAGCGCTTCCGCCTGTTGTTATGTCGTGGTCCGAAGCCAAGGCCGAAGCGGAGCTTGATAGTTTTCCGCTTACGGATCGCACTGTTCTGAGTGTTTGGAATGACGATCGGATGAAGCGCGGGCAGGCGCGGGTGCAGATCGCGGGGATGGCAGCATGAGCACCGGGGTAGGCGACTATCGGGCAGCGCGGCGCGCGTCGGCTGAAATGCAGGCGCGCTATCAGACCACGCCCAACCGCCAACCGGCCATGCGGGTTTGCCTCGGCCCGATGCACGGCCCCACCTCGGGGTTCAAATTCAGGTCCGAACATGCCGGCATCCGGTTTTGCCCGGCGTGCCGCAAGTCCGATGCCGTGCGGGGCTGATGCTGGTGTCGTCCGATGATCCAATCCGTCAGGCCGAGATAGACGCGGCTTGGCGGTTGCATCGGGCGATGGATCGGCCCGAGGCGCGACAAAGCCACCTGCGGCCCCAGCTACGCGACCAGCTGGCCGAGGCGCAAAACTGGCGGTGCTGTTACTGCGGGGTGCGTATGGAGGGCGCACCCGGCGTATGGCCCGATGGCCCCACATTCGAGCATGTCGTCCCTCGGTCGCGCGGTGGCACCAACCTGATAGACAACCTCGCGGTGTCCTGCGTTCAGTGCAACGTCAAGCGCGGGAACGGGCGCAAGGCGTGAACCGTCTCGCATGGTCCACGGCCGAGCGGGAGGCCGAACGGCGGCGGATTATGGTGCTGCATCTCGGGGGCGTCGATGCCGGCCAGGTCGCGGATTGGACCGGCCGGCCCGTCGCCTACGTGCGGCGCGTCATTGCGGCTGATCTGCCGCGCGTGCTGCGGGTCAAGGCAATCACAAAGTCGTGACCCCTCACCGCCTGATGGCGGAATATTTCCATTGATGGACACAATCGGGCGTGCCATGGTTGTTCCCGGCGCATGGGGCGCTATGAGGGAATTGAACATGAGCAACGAGAGCGACAACCTGCGGCGCGTGATCGACAAGTCCGGGGATCGGCCGGCGGATCGGTTCTACGACGGCGCGCGGGAAATCACCGAGGCGCAATATCTGGCGCTCAAGGGCTGGCCGGGGGTTATCGCGGTGCCGGCGTCCTACCTGCCGGGGGTGGTGTGATGCCGCACACGCCGGGGCCTTGGACAGTCCTCGCCACTGACGGCTACCGTGTTCGCCTAGACGTGCCTGGAAACGACCTAATGTGGTGCTTCGACACGCTAGAACTGCGTCATGCGCCGCCGCCGGTGGTCGATATCGGCCCGCGTGGCTTCATCTGATAACCGCGGCCGGCTGGGCAACTGGCTGGCCGCTTTGCTTTGGGGGTTGGGATGTTCGGCAAGCGAAAGACATCAGAAGCGTTGATCTGCATCGCAGGCGCGGCGCTGCTCGTGGCGTGGGTGTATCTGGCCTTTGCCTTGTTTGGCTTCAATGGCGCGTTGTTGGCAGTCGTCAGCGGGGCGCTCGGCGCCTGTGCCGTTATCCTGGCCGAGGCAATGGGGGAGGAATGACAATGGACGATGATCGGGGCGGGGATATGCTCGTGACCGCGTGCGGCTTGGCGCTGCTGATCGCGTGGGCCGCTTTCTGCTGGGGCCTGGGCGCGTGGTTGTGCCTGCTGTCGCTGCTGATCGGCGCCATCGGTGGCGTGCTGGTCGGGGTCGTCTACGGGCGGCGGGCATGAGGCGGGCGGTGGGTGGCTTGTTCGCGGCATATTGGGGCTTTGCTCTCGGCTATACCGTGGCGCTCCCGCCCAATGTGCCCGATCCTGTGCCGGTCATTGAGCGCATCCACCGCGGCCCGGTCTACTGGCCCGACGTGCGCGATGATCTGGTGTTCTGCTTCGTCTACAAGGATCGCGGCCGGATATCGTTCTGGATGCTGTCCCAGGATGAGGCGCGCGAAGCTGGCGCGTGGGCTGAGTGCTCGCCTGCCAATGGTCCCGTGCCGGTGCGGACGTATCCGGCGCCGGTCGCTTGGCGCTTGGATGAAAACCCGTGACCGGCCGCGAGTGGCGCTTGTGGATGGCGTGCCCGTTCCGGCAATGGGGCGATATTCGCGTTGTTCGGTCGCCTACTATGCCACGCACAAGCCGGGAGGCGGTGGTCCTTTGCTCGCGCAACCAGATGGGCAGCAATGACGTGGCTGGCTATCGGTATTTCGGCTGGGGCTACTCGCTGTCCGAGGTGACCTATCTGACGACAGCCGAAGCGCAGGAGATCGGATTGCGTCATGTCGACCTGTCGAGCCATCCTGACCGTTGGGACATGCCCAAATAGCAAAAAACCGGGGCGCTAACCCCGGCCTTCCTGCCCATGCATCCGCCCCGCTCGCTGGGCCTGCGGGTCCGGCTGTTACCCCTAGCCTGCCTGTGCCGTAGGCAACGGCTTAGGCGTTCGGGCAACGGGGCCATACTGCCCGGCTCGCCGCATGTGGTCCAGTAACAGCATGATAGCGCGCGGCGCCGGTGGGGTGCCCGCTGCCCAACACCGCACCGTCCTCGGCGCAACGT